CCGTAAACATGTTTGAAGTAAAAAGTACAAATTATGAGCAAGTATCATTAGAATTGAAAAAAGCAATTGAAGATTATAATGTTAGAATTTTCATTTATGATGCTAACGGTATTGGCGCCGCACTTAGGGATTGGCTTAATAAAGACCAATTTGACGAAACTTCAAATCAAGTTATTCCGGCTTTAGGAATTATAAACCCTCCTGAAAGTTCTAAAAGTGATATTAAGAAAACCAAGAAAGATAGAGAGTTATGTTATGAAATTAAAGCAAGCGGGCAAACTGCTGGTAATATTCATAAAATATTCTTTTCTAAAATTGGTTCAGGCAGTGTAAGGTTTTTAATTAAAAGCGCAGCTGCAGTTGAAAAATATCAACAATACAAAAATTTCTTATCTGCTTCTTCTGCTAAGAAGAAACAGAAGTTAAAACCATACTTTGTTATGGATAAACTACAAGAAGAAATGAGAAACTTAGATGTAGTTGATGTTAGCGATAATGTAAATCCAAACCAGTTAAAAGTAAAAAGAAGAAGTAGTAAAATACAAAAAGACTTCTTTTCCGCAGCTGAATATGGAATTTATGCAGTTCATAATTATATAGAAGTACCTTATTATACCAAAAAACAAAGAAAGAAACGAAATGTAGCAGATTACATAATGCATTCTAACTAGGAGGTGAAGTAATGGCAGATGAAATTAAAAATGAAACTTCACATCACATAGAGAGAAAAGTTGGAAGTTTTAGAAATTATTCTAAGAAAATGAATAAAGTTTATTCCGGAGAAAGAAGATTAGGGAATAAAATGGAACATACAACAATTAGTAGAAGATATTTTAATATAAATACTAAAAATGATTTAGAAAAACTTCTGGAAAGGGCATATACAAATTCTGTAGATGCGGCTGATGTATCATCTACACTTGCTAGTTTAGACGCAAACTATAGTAAGATTATCTCATATTTTGCGGATATGTTTTATACTAGATATACTGTTTTACCAATTTTACTAGACAAGACGAAAGATGTGCAAAGTGAAGAATATATGGAAAAATATAACAATATGATAGAGTCAGTTGATGGAATGAATTTAGAAAGTTTAGTCCCTGAGATTTTAAAGGAATTATTTATTAAAGGTTCTGTTTATTTTTACGGACAGAAAACCACTTCTAGTAACACAGTTTCAGTATTGATTTTACCAAATGAATATTGTAGAACCATTTATAAAACAAATCAAGGTACAAAAGCTATTGAATTTGATACATCATATTTTGATCAATTTATGAAAGAAGATAGAGAAAAAGTCTTTGGAATATTTCCAAAAGAATTTAAAAAAATATTCGATGAAAATGTGGCGGATAGAGCAACAAATAGGTGAATGCCTTTAGAACCTCGCTATGCAAGTTCTTTATATGTAAATGACGCAGAAATGCCGCCATTTTTAAAAGCATTAGAGGGAATACTTGAATATGAAGGTTTTAGAGCAAATGAATTAAAACGCAGTGATAATAAATTGAAAAGCATTTTAATTCATAGAATCCCAATTTATGAAGATATGCCAATATTTGAAGTTGAAGAGGTAGCGTCTATTCAAGAGGCTATTAACAAAATCACCAAGAGACATGATGGCTTAGAAACAATTACAACATTTGGCGAGTCTGAGCTAATAAGATTACAGGAAGAAAACTCTGTAGAAAACAAACAAATAGGACAATCGTATAATACTTTATTTAATTCAGCTGGTTTAAACTCAACAATTTTTACAGGCGAAAGTGATAAAGCGTTAGATATAAATCAATCAGCTGATCAAGCTTTTGTTTGAAAGTACTTGACAGAAATAAATACATATATGAATGTTTTGGTTAATAACTTGTATAAAAGCAAGTTCAAACCGTTCCAAGCCGAAATAAGATTGCTTCCAATCACAATTGCTAAAGAAGCAGACCAAGTTAAAACTTATCGTGAAAACGCTAGTTTTGGACTAGGAAGAATGGAAGCAGTAGTATCAACAGGTATTAAGCAAAAACATTTAAGTGACAGAGGCAAATTAGAACATGAACTTGATCTAGATAGTCTATTAAAACCTCTTGCTTCATCGCATACACAAAATGCGGCGAACGAAGGAGACCATGACGATGATAGTGGTCGTAATAATGATATAGATGGTCAAGCTGATGATGACTCAGGAACGGGAGACAATAAAGACAGAGGTGAGGATAATGCAAATTAACACAAGCATTCCCGCAGAGATTCAAAAAATTCCTCACAGTTCTTTCAATGAACAAGCAATAAATGAATTTGTAACGCATTGCAAGTTAAAGGTGTTTTATATAGGGGAGACAGCAGATAAAAGAATGTTTACAGAAGACTTTTCAAATAAGTTAATTAAAACATTACCACAAACCCCTGTTGTCGCTCATTATAGTAAAGAGGACGATGACTTTAAAGCCCATCATGCGGAGCAGTCAATTTATGGATATGTTCCAGAATCTTCTGATATTGAATTTAAAGAAGAGGATGGGAATACTTGAGCGTTTACAGATATTGTGTTGTTTACAGGAAGAGAAGATAATATAGGTGAGGTTGCTAATAAAATTATTGGCAAACAACAATCACTTGAATTAGACCCTAATACGATTGATTACAAATTACACAAAGATGGCAAAGGAAGAATTGAAAAAATTGAATTCTTAGATGGGTCATTAAGTGGAATTAGTGTCGTTGGAGATAGTGAAAATCCTGCATTTACTGGTTCTGAATTCTTTACTAATAAAGATGATGAATTTAAAGAAATGTTTAAGAATTTTACTAGTAAAATTGACGACATGTTTAGGAATTCAAGTAAAAATGGAGGTGTAGAAATGAAATTTTTAGAAAATTTCTCTAAGAAGATCACGCCTAAAATGCATAAGTATCTTCAAGACACTTATGATGAGCTTCAGGCAGAAGTTATTGAAGAGCTATTTAGTCAAAATGAAAATGCAATGTCAGTCCAAGTTGGAACTGATTTTGTAGTTTATTTAGATTTTAGCGACTATAGCTTTTATAGAGTTAACTACTCAAGAAATGAAGGCGAAGGCGAAGAACCAGACACTATTCAGTTCGATGAACCGGTTTTAGTTAAACCAAGATATCTTACTGAAAGTGAAATTGATGCGGCAGACTCTATTCGCAGTCAAATGTCATTAAAACAAGATGGAGACGGAAAAACACCAGGAGCTGAAGAAGATGACAAAACCACACTTACTGAAAGTGAGTTGGAACAAATTGAAGAAGATCGACAAAAACTCGAAGAATACAAAGCAAAAATCGAAGAGCTAAATACTAGTATTGAAGAAAAAGATACAGTTTTAGACAAGTATAAACTAGAGGAAAAAAGAGAGCTTCTTAAAGAATCAAAAGAATTAGTTAGTGAAGAAGACTTCAAGTCTATTGAAGAAAAAATCGCTGATTATACAACTGAAGATCTTGAGGTAAAACTAGATGTTGCTATTGCTAAAAAAGTAAGAGCAGAAAGAAAGAAAGAAAATAGTGATAACTTTACTCCAAGAAACTTTACAAACAGTACAAAAACTAAAAAAGACAGTTTTGATAAATTCGACAATTTTGTCGAAACATTCAAAGACAAAGAATAAAAAAATAGAGGTGAGAATTAATGAATATTTATGACCTATTACCAGAGTTTAAGGTATTAGAAATAAACAAAATGGTAGCTCTACACAATGCGCATAATATCGCACAAGTACCTACTAAAACACAAACAAAAACAGTCGGTGAAACTAAATTCGTTGAAAACGGATATGTATATTTCCTAGAAGTAGGAGCAGTTAGTGGTGAGCTAGAACTAGTAGCACCAACAGACGCGACTTCAAAAGCAACCCCATTCTTAATTTATACAGAGGAACTTTTTGATGGCTATAGTAACGAACTTAGACATTATGCAACTGAGTTTGATGCAGATGATGTTGCCTATGTTAGAGGATTAGCAATATATGTAGGTGATGTATTTACAACAAATAATATAGACGCTATAGCAACAGGGCTTTATTACCTAGCATCTGACGGTTCATTTACAAGCACAGAGCCAGACTCATATACTGGTCCCGTTTTTCACGGATTAGCTAGTACACTACCAGACGGAGAAACTGACGCAGTTGAACTAACACTCGTCCGTTTCCAATAATAAGAGGTGAATAATATATGGAATTAAAAACATTAAAACAACACATTAAAAAAGCTGCATCTATGCAACCAAGTGTAGCAAATTTCAGTGATGCACAAAGTGCTGCTAAAAACGCCCTTATTAAACATTTTGGCTTAGAAGATGCTAGCCTTCGTGATATCAGAGAACACAAATATCAAATTTTTAGAATTATTGAAGAAACTATAGATGAAGCTGTTCCTCAAAACATTAAAAATAGAACAGGTGATTTTTCAGAAATTAGACAATTCGCTAGAGACGAAAGTGTAACTTTCGATATTAAAACTTCTCATAACTCAAAACGTAGAATGTATAAAGCAATTCAACGTGGAGCTAGAGGAGGCTCTTATAGAGCATACAAAGTAGATGGATATAACTTACATATGAGAACTCAAACAGAGTCAGTTGGTTATATGATTACTCTAGAAGATATCCTAACAGGAAATAGAACTATTCAAGAGTTAGTAACAATTCTTGCAGACGCATGAGTTGAGAAAATTTATGTTGAAGTGTTCCAAGCACTTTCTACAGCTGCTGCAGTTGCTCCAGATGTAAATCAAATGACTGATTTATCATTAACTGGTGCGTATAACGAATTAGACAAAATCATTAGCATTATTAAAGCATATGGACAACCAAGAATTTTAGGTTTTTCTAAGCATATTTCACAACTTGATAATTCAGTTGCAAGTGGAAGTATTTACGCAGAAGATGACTTAAATGACATTCGTAATCAAGGGCATGTTGGAAAATACAAAGGAACACCTGTTGTAGAGCTTCCTAATTATCTTATTGATGCTACAAATGAAAACTGGTTATTCAGTGAAGATGTTATGTTTATTCTTCCTGCTAATGAAAAACCTGTTAAAGTAGCTTTCCAAGGAGACAGCTATACAAAAGATACAGAACATACTCATGGGGGAGTTCAGTATGATAACCACAGAATGATGGGCGTAACAGTACTGTTTAACAACTCTATTGGTAGCGTAAACTTTTCATAAATAGAAAAATAATAGCCTAGGAGACTTTGCCGGTCTCCTAGAATTATAACTACTTAAGGAGTGGTAAAATGGCAAATTTAAAACAACAAATAAAAATTTATAAAAAAGTACCAGGAACTCTTGCTATGACTTTTAAAGATATTGAGAATTTTCAAAATGAATTAACTTTCTCAATTCCAGCAAAACAAGAATTTAGAAGAATACCAATGAGATATGTGGTAACAATGTTTGAGGTTCCTAATACTCTAGAAGGGTATAAAAAAGGACTTTGGAGCATGGACGAAAATGATAAGGAGCAAGTTTTAGAATACGCAAAAAATGAAGGTCTCTACTTTGAAGAAGATGGGGAACTTGATGAAGCTAGCCAAGAAACAACTTATAGTGCTAAGAAAATTGCGGAATTCCTAAGACTTGGAAGAATGTTTCAAATCAATGAGATTATTGAAAAAAGCAATCGATCACAAAAGTCTCTGCTTGTAACAGTTGCAAGAGAAAACGTTGATAACTTAACAACTAAAATCGTAGATACAATAGAGGAAGGTCTACAGGTCTCAATTAAAGGTGATTAATTATGAAACAATTTGGCTCTTTATATAGTCAAGCGCTAAGTACTTTAAAAAGCAACACTTTAGCAAATATGACAGATGAGGACATCGAATCTTATCTTTTCAATTTGGCTATAAGAGCTATTGCCTCATTTAAATTTCCTAGAGTTTCTTTAGATTTTGAAGATACCGTGGAAGGATACGCCTTTACAGAAGAAGTATCTCAAAAGGAAATAAATGTTTTACTTGCTTACATGAAGATGTATTGATTAGAACAACAAATTGACGATGAGGAGAGGTTTGAAAACCTATATTACGATAAAGATGTTAAAACATTTTCTAGGGGGAATATGTTAAAAGCATTAAAAGATCGCTATGAACTCGCGCAAAAACAAGTAAAAAAAGTAGAATATGATTATTCTAGAACAAGAGATAAAAACGGGATTATTGGATTAGGAAGGATTTACTCTAATGAGTAAGTATTCAGTTTTTAAAAACCGTACCGAGGCAGAAAAAGACTCAAACAAAACCCAAAGATCTTTATTTATCTCAGAATCAGCCTCCTCTACTGAAATTTACCATATAACAGAAGACACATATAAAACAGCAGCATTTGTAAAAGAGCATCGTGAGGGTATGGACCAATCGTTGCTCTTCACATACGCTGATGAAGAGTTGCCCGTTGAAGCAGGGCACTATATAGAAATAAAAGAAAAAACTTATCTCGTATTTATGGAATACAGACATTCAGCTGAAGAATTTTACAAAAAATTTAAGTTAGTTGAGTGTAATGGTGTGATAAAACAAGAAGGAAAAGATGATTTGCCGGCCGCATATTTTGGTAGCTTAAGGTCGTTTATGTCCTTAACGGGCTCAGATACAAATGGAATAAATTTTTCAGAGTCTACTGAAAAGCCTATTTTACTTACTTCTGATAAAGATTTTTTAAGAAAAGACTATAGATTTATGTTTATGGATGATATCTATAAAATTTTAACATCAGATTATAAAAGTAATCCAGGTATAGCTTATTTATCAATTAAAGAAGTGCCTTATAATGAGGTCGTTGATAACGTTGATAGCGCTGGTAATATTCCAAAACCTTCTCAAAACTATTCTTCTGATTCAGTATACGCAGGTGATGAACTAACCGTTAATACAAATAATGGTTATTTCGATACTGACGTTAGAGTGGATATAATTAATAGAACATCAGACCAGGTAACCTTCAAGGTACCGTATGGTGTAGATAATTTAATTGTAGGAACTAAAAATGAATTAGATGAGCTAGCTACAACAGAATATAAGGTTGTGATGTAATGAAAATATTTTTGAAAATAGAAAGAATGATGTCTCAAATAAAAAGGCAAATATTGAAAGATGAAGAAATTAGAAAACTACTGTATTATGGGACTCCAGACGCATTAGAACAAAGCTCTGTTCCCACTCAGGAAGAAATTATTGATTTTATTCATTTAAGCAATTATGTTGATAGAAAACAAAATGAAAATCAAAATGCCTTTATAGTTATATACGTAACTGGTGTTGATATTGCTGATGAAATAGCTGAGACGCAATTCCAAATAGCAGCTTATGCTTGAGAAAACACATCAGTTTTGAATAATGATAAAATTAGAACTTTAAGGTTAATATATAGAATAACAGAAATTCTAGAAGGAAAAAATCTTAATTTCACTGGTAAAATACATTGTTATGGTGCTACGATAGAGGGCTTTGATAATGGGAATATTGTAGGTTATACTAGTACCTGAGGAGTTACAGACGATGATGGATTTAACGAATTATAACCATAATTTGACAGAAGAGGCGCTACTTGTCAATTTACCAATTTTTATAGAGTCTCAAGAAAGAGACATAAAAATAAGAATACCTACCTATAGAGATACATTAGAGCATTATAACTTTAATATATTTTTGTCAATACTTAGCGTAGAGTATAAAAAATTAGCGCAATATAAAAAAGAGCTTCCCTTTGCATTTAAAAATAGAGCAGAGCTAATACGTGGACTTGCACTTTGGTCAGCGTATAAGGAAATTATCCAACACTATATGGAAAAATATATTGAAGGAATACAATTTCACAAATTAAAAGCTGAAATAGATGAAGTCAAATTGACTTCTGAAGAATTTGAGCT